CCGCACTTCCCTTCAGAACCTATATGGAAACACCATCACCGGTGCTGATATTCGTGCCTGGTGTAATCTGAACGATGCTAACTATCAAACTGTAACTAAGAAACTTGATCAATTCAAAGTTGGTCGTGGTAAATGGAATCTTGAAGTGACTCAACAAAAAGTAGAAGAAATCGAACGTACTTTCCAAGCACCGTCTGTGGTTCCCCCTGTAGAGCAAAATCTTATCCCTGATAAAGATGATACCTTCGTCAAGTTTGGTAATTTTGGCGATATTTACAAAATTATCAAGTCCCATCTTTTTTACCCTACGTTCATTACGGGTCTGTCGGGTAATGGCAAAACGTTTTCTGTTGAGCAAGCGTGTGCTCAACTTAAGCGCGAATTGATTCGCGTAAACATTACAATCGAAACTGATGAGGATGATTTGATTGGTGGTTTTCGCCTTGTTAATGGTAACACTGCTTGGCACAATGGTCCTGTTATTGAGGCACTGGAGCGAGGAGCAATCCTTCTTCTTGATGAGATTGACCTTGCTTCTAACAAGATTCTGTGCCTTCAATCTATCCTTGAAGGAAAAGGTGTCTTCCTGAAAAAGATTGGTCGTTGGGTGAAACCTTCTGCTGGTTTCAACGTGATTGCCACTGCCAACACCAAAGGTAAGGGTTCTGATGATGGTCGCTTCATCGGCACCAACGTGCTCAATGAGGCATTCCTAGAACGCTTCCCCGTGACCTTTGAGCAGTCTTATCCTGCCCCTGCTACGGAGCAAAAGATCCTGGAAGGCATCGCTCTGGACCTTGGCGTGGAAGAACGTGACTTCTGCAAGCGTCTGGTGGATTGGGCAGACATCATTCGCAAGACCTTCTACGATGGTGGTATTGAAGAAATCATCAGTACACGCCGTCTGGTCCACATCATTCGTGCCTATAGCATCTTCCAAGATAAGGCAAAGGCAATTCAAGTGTGTGTGAATCGTTTTGATGACGAAACCAAGCAAGCATTCCTTGAACTGTATGACAAGGTGGATGCTGACTTTAAAATGCCTGAAGGCGAGTATGTAACTTACGACCTTGACCAACTACCTCAATCCTGATAGAATGTGAGGAGATAAAACTATCTCCTCTTTTTATTATGGATGAGCATCCTTATTCAATTAATGATTTTGAAATTATGCCTGACTTGGCTAAGTATGAGTTTTCTATTAACTCTAATGATACCATTGACATTAAAAAACAACCGTTGATTATGAACGAATCTACTAATAACTTCTGGAAATATAATGAGGATAAAATTCTAAAACAACTTGAAGAATATATTAAAGGTACATATCGACAGCATTATGTTGACCGAACTGGTGGTGGTAATGAACAAACTCTTGATAAAATCAAACACAATCGTCGCGAAGGATTTTGTGCTGGTAATGTAACCAAGTACATTGATCGTTATGATACAAAAGGAACTCCCCGAGCAGACCTTTTTAAAGTTCTTCACTATACTATTCTTCTGATTAACCATCTCAACCTTATTGAAAACAATTGATTATGAAACTCTCCGATAAAACCCTGACCTTGCTGAAAAACTTTTCTTCCATTAATCAATCAATTTTGTTTAAGGAAGGTAGTTCGCTACGGACAATTAGCGTTATGAAAAACATTCTTGCTGAGGCAACGATTGAAGAAGAATTGCCTAAGGATTTTGGCATCTATGATCTGAACCAGTTTTTGAATGGACTTAATCTTCATCAGAATGCAGATCTTGATTTTCAAAATGAAGGTTATGTTGTAATTAAGGAAGGAAAATCACGATCCAAGTATTTTTTTGCAGATCCAAATGTAATTATTATTCCTCCAGACAAGTCCATCTCTCTTCCTTCTGAGGATGTTTGTTTCATTCTAGATACTAAAGAATTGGATAAACTCCTTAAAGCTTCTGTAGTTTATCAACTTCCCGATCTGTCTGTTGTTGGTGAAGCAGGTGTAGTGAAACTGGTGGTTCGTGATAAAAAGAACGATACATCCAACGACTTCTCTGTTGTCGTTGGTGAGACTGATGAAGTATTCACCTTTAATTTTAAAGTGGAAAATCTTAAAATTTTGCCAGGAACTTACGAAGTAGTTATCTCTCAGAAACTTCTTTCTAGGTTTAAGAATACTGGTTTTGATGTTAAATACTATGTCGCGTTGGAACCTGACAGTACCTTTGGGTAATTGTCATTTGAGAAAGTTCTTATTGATAAATAATATTAGTTAGAACTTTCTCAAATGTATTGTTTAGAATGTAACTCTCCTCTTAAAAAAAGACAAACAAAATTTTGTTCTCGCAAATGTATGAATGTTTATAATGCTCGTATATTTAAAGAGCAACATAAAGAAGATAATCCAGAAAAGTGGAGAGTTTGTGATGTATGTAATGAAGAAAAAAACATATGGCAATTTTCTTTATTAGACAAAACAAGAAAGACAACAACAGAAAGAAAAACAATTTGTAAAAATTGCTCTGCTGCACTTAATGAAAAAGAAAGAAGAAATAGAGATTGGAAATATAATGCTTGCAAAGTTTTATTGAGTAATGCAAAACAAAGAGCAAAAAAATCAAACATAGAGTTTACTCTCACAAAAGATGATATTAATATTCCAGATACTTGCCCAGTATTTGGATTTCCCCTAAAAAGAGAAGAAAGAGAAACTTGGATGTATGCTCCAAGTATTGATAGAATTGACAATACAAAAGGATATATTAAAGAAAATATTATTATCGTCAGTAGAAGAGCAAACATCCTAAAAAAGGATGCTACAATTGAAGAGTTGAGAAAACTTGCAGATTATTATGAACATTTTTGTGACGCATAAATTTCCGGCAGAAAGTGCAATAGTACTTCCGGACAAATTAATAGTGAAGATGCCTGTTGAAGCTTGTCAGATGCTTTCTATCGTGGCATCAGAGAAGTGGGGGCATGGATACGGAACTCTCCCTAAGGCAGACGGAACCCCCTATAAGACCGAAAAAGGAGCATTCCGCAATCATCCCTGCACCAAGTGGGCACTGGAGAGTATCCACAATGCCTACTGGTTAATCAAGTGGGGATTGAACTTGTCCGATGAATACTGCCTGCGGTATAATAAAACTCACTCCTGCTATAAGACCCTTGTGGATGCATACTATTTGTTCCCCAAGGGCAAGATTACAGACGTGACACCATTTGCTCGTGCTATGCCTGAGGAATGGAAATATGACGACACTATTGATACATTTGAAGCATACAAGAAATATATCGCATCCAAACCTTGGGTTGCATCTAATTATCTTCGTATGCCGTCAAGGCGTCCAGAATGGGTATGAAATGCAAAAAAGGTGATTTCTTCCTTGACAAAAATACGTATACTGTGTATATTTTTGATGGGAATGAATGGTGGGAAGTTGTCCCAGATTCTTATTTGAAAAAACTGATTGGACTTAATGATGACAAGTGAATTTCTTTATGTGGAAAAGTATCGTCCTCAAGTAATCGAGGATTGTATTCTTCCTGATGATACTAAAAAAACCTTTAAGGAGTTTGTGGAGAAGGGTGAGATTCCAAATCTCCTTCTTGCTGGACCTCCTGGAATTGGTAAAACCACAATTGCAAAGGCACTGTGTAATGAATTGGGGGCAGATTATTATGTCATCAACGGATCCGACGAAGGACGTTTCCTGGATACTGTACGAAACCAGGCAAAGAACTTCGCTTCGACCGTCTCACTTACAGGATCTTCTAAACACAAAGTCATCATCATCGACGAAGCAGACAATACCGGTAATGATGTTCAACTCCTACTACGTGCGAATATTGAGGCATTTTATAACAACTGCCGCTTCATCTTCACCTGTAACTACAAGAACAAGATTATTGAACCTCTTCACTCTCGATGCGCAGTTATCGATTTCACAATCAAAGGGAAGCAAAGAGTTCAACTTGCAGGAAGTTTCTTTCAACGACTTCAAACAATCTTGGATGCGGAAAAGATTGAATACGATCAAAAAGTCGTTGCGGAACTTGTTACAAAACACTTCCCGGATTTTCGTAGGGTTCTAAACGAGATTCAACGATACTCTACTGGTGGTAAAATTGATTCTGGTATTCTTGCATCCTTCTCTGACGTTTCTGTAAATGAACTCATCAAGAACCTTAAAGACAAGAACTTTACAGAGGTTCGTAAGTGGGTGGTCTCCAACCTGGATAACGATGCTAGTAACCTACTTCGCAGGATTTATGACGCCTCTTTTGATAACCTTTCACCCCAATCTATCCCTGCTGCCGTTCTTATTATTGCTAAGTATCAATATCAATGTGCGTTCGTTGCTGATCAAGAAATAAATCTTCTTGCTGCTCTTACTGAAATTATGGTAGAGTGTTCTTTTATTTAAAGTTTGTATTTTATTTTTGATTTTTTTATTATTATGATTGACATTGAACAAATTAATCTCAAAGAATTTTTTGGTTGTGTTGAGGCGACTAATACTCCTCAAATGAAATCAAATGCATTTAAAACATTTCGCACGTACTTGCAAGAGAAATCATTTGCTAAATGGTCTAACGGACAATTACAATATGTGGGAGATTATGAGGACGGCAGAGACTTCGTTGGTAGTGATGGAACTTTTTATGAAATGAAAGGTTCTTTAGGGATCTTCAATAAAAATGGGTCGTGTAAAAGGGTAGTCCTTATTAATAAAAGACCTGGAAAGAATAAAAAACAATTGGCAAAAGAGGATATTAAAAAAACATTTGACTATATGCTATTGGTTGACACTAAAAAAATGTCGATAGCATACACGACATGGGAAACGGTTTATTCTAGGGCAGAGTGTGATGGTGCAGGAGCAACATTTAAGTTGGAACCAGGTGATTATGAATTTTTGGCAAGAGATATTGTTCCTCTAACTAAAAAAATAACATCAACAGAATTGTTGAGTTCAATGGAAGAAATTTTATAATATGTTATCTCAAGAGCAAGCAATTTGGGCAGCAGATCAATTTATTGATTATTATTCAAAATTTAATAGAATTGATGACTATTTGAGATTTGTAAAAAGTAGTAGAATTCAAGATTCGTCTGGAAAATTATTTGGTTCAGAAGATGAAATATTTTGTAATTTCAATCTTCATCCGAATGATATGAAATTTTCTATTCATATTGTAGATACTTCTCCAAAACCAAAAACAAAATATAATCAAGAATTATATTCTAATATTTTGAATGAAACCGCTTCAAATCCTATTGAAGAAGCAATTCCCGGAAGAACAATTAAATGGATAGTTACTGAGGACACTACAAATAAAATTATAGGGGTTATTAGATTTGGTTCACCAACCATTAACTCTAAACCAAGAAATGATTACTTTGGCGAAGTTCTTCCTTTGTCAAAGATTAATAATGAGTTTGTGATGGGATTTAATATTGTCCCAGTACAACCATTTGGGTATAACTATCTTGGTGGAAAACTTTTAGCATTATTGGCATCCTCTAATGAACTCAAACGACAATTTGATGCGAAGTATGAAACTGATCTTCATTACTTTGAAACAACTTCATTATACGGTACGACAAAAGGAGTATCCATGTATGATGGTCTTAAACCTTATCTTAGACACATAGGAGATACTGAAAGTAATTTTCTTC